CTGTCCGCTCAGGGCGTCGTAGAAGGCTATCCGGACGGCACCTTCAAAGGCGAAAGAAACATGACCCGTTACGAACTGGCTCAGATCGTAGCTCGCCTCATGGCTAAAGAAGACCAGCTGAACGCTGAACAGCAGGCAACTCTGGACAAACTCGCTGGCGAATACGCTGACGAACTCGCAAACCTCGGCGTTCGCGTTTCCAACCTGGAAAAGAAAGTCGGCAACATTTATTGGTCCGGCGATGCTCGTATGCGTTATCAGGATAATTCCTTGGTAAAAGATGGCAAGAAAGCTTCTGATACTTGGGATGGCCGTATGAGAATCAACGTTAAAGGTCAGGTCAATGAAAAGACCACCGTTAACGGCCGTCTTACCTACAACATGAACTTCAAAGATAGCGATAAAGATTCTGGTGTGTACATGGATACTCTCAACGTTAAACACCAGTTTGGCGATTTTGCCGTAACTCTTGGTCGTTATGCAAATAACTTCGGCAATGAATACTCTTGGAGATTCGGTGATTCCCATAACTTCGATGGTGCTGAACTGTCTTATGCAAAGAGTGCATTTGATGCTAAAGTAGGTTTTGGTAAGTGGAATACCAATTATGATTCTAAAAAACAGATTGATATTGATGGTCAGGATGCTCTCTATGCTAAAGCTGGATACAATTTTGGCGTTGCTAAGCTCGGTGCTGACTACGTTAAATTCCAGAATAATGATACAAAACTTGCTGGCAATGAACTGTATGGCATTGACCTCTATGTACCGGTAGGTGATTTCCGCGTACAGGGCGAATATGTAAAGAACACCACCACCACTGAAAAATATGATGACGCTTGGAACGTAGGTCTTGGCTACGGCAAAGCTGATTGGAAGAAACCAGGTACCTGGGCTCTGGATGTATTCTACAACGAAATTGGCAAAGGCACCTACTTCGGCGGCACTGGCCTCGGCACTGATATCCTGAAAAACCTGAAAACCGGCGACCAGATTAAGTTCTGGAACGTAGGCGCAGACGTAACCCTCCAGAAGAACGTACAGCTCCATGCTGAATATGCATTCGGTGCTGATCTGGAAAAGGCTGCTGATCCGGATGATGCATGGACTGTTTCCCTGAACTACAAATTCTAAAAGCTCCTATCTATGTGTCTCAAATACCCATAGTATCGGACTTATAGACAACATCGAGTAAAATTAAAAGACCCATTGGCACACGTTAGTCACACATGCCAGTGGGTCTTTTATTATTTCTTATAACAGATCATCAATAACCTTAGCTGCCTTTTGGTCTTCCTCTTGGACTCCATGGGTATATCTATCCATCGTTATGGTGATGCTGCTGTGTCCTAAACGTTCACTCACTGTCTTCATATTGATTTCTTTAGCTATCAATAAGGTGGCATTGGTGTGTCTTAGGTCATGGAAGCGTATATCTGGTCTCAGACCAGCTTCTTTAACGATCTTCTTAAAGGTATAAGAGAATCTTCTGGTATCCATATAGTTACCTCCAGCATTGCTGAAGATAATATCATTGTCTTCCTTTTTGATGCTCAGAAGCTCCTTTAGTGTTCCTGGAGAGACACTAATGGTTCTCTTGCTCCTTTGGGTCTTTGGTTCACCAATCTTATGGAGACCATCAATGACTTGAAGGTTTCTTTTAATAGACACAGTATTGGTCTTGAAATCAATATCAGACCAGTGCAGTGCTAAGATCTCTCCTCGTCTCATTCCTGTCTCTAGGGTGAGTTTGATAATGTAATAGAAGGGCATAAAGGCTTTTGCAGTAGATAGAAGTGTCTTTACTTCAGCTACTGTGAGAGCCTTTATTTCTTTCTGAGGGTTCTTGATTGGGTCTAATAGCTCCATAGGGTTACTAGCTATTAGCTGCTCCTTAACTGCTAACTTAAATATGCCATGGAGTACAGCCTTCAATCTGACCTTTGAAGCCTGTGCCATTTGGAGCTTACTAAAGAACTCATTAAGCTCTATAAGACCTATTGAAGACACAGCCTTCTTTCCTATGGTGGGGGAGATAAAGGTCTTTACAAGGTGCTCATAAACAGCATATGAGGACTCTCTTACATTTGGCTGCTTAACTGCTAACCAATGCTTACAAAAGAGGGATAGGGGAGTCTCTTTGTTTATCACTAGGAGACCTTCTTGTTTCTCATACTTCGCTTTATTGAGCTTTGAGATAACCTCAGCTTTGGTCTTCCCTGTAAAGCTCTTACGGATACGCTTCCCTGTGTCTGGGTCTTTCCCTAGGTCTAGGAAGGCACGGAAGTGACCTTTACGATACTCAGTAACACTACCTTCACCTTTGGATCTACGTTTAGCTGTCATAATGACACCTCCTCAAAGAAAAAATTGTAAAAATTGTGAAGTGTCAATTCATACACCTGGCGCGCCCTATAGCCCCCCCTATGGTCCCCCTAAAGACTCTTTTTAGGCTCATCTTCGTCCTTAGGCACTGGCGCACTTAATCGTTTCGGCGTGACCACGCCTAAACGATATGGTATACTACAGCCTAAACGCTATGGTATGCCAATGCCTAAACCAATAGGGATACCATATGCATTCTTTAGGTATCCTACAACATTCCATAGGGTAGAATGCCTAATTCATGACACTTGCTGATACTATCGTAGCATATGCTTGTATTTGTGCCTATTGTGCGCCTATTGAAATCTTCTATAGCCGATAAAGTCTAATCCTAAAGGAAATCAAAAAGGCACCCTATGGATAATCTTAGGGTGCATCCTAATATTTTTACTTTAGCACGTTAAAGGATTAAAGAGGTAAAGCCTTAAAGAAATAAAGAATTAAAGTGATACAGTAGTACAGTGATAGAGAGAAAAAGGAATTTTTAGATTCATAGAGTACAATTTATGAATCCTGAAACTCATAACTTACACTATATTTCATCTGTTATTCTTAAATTTTCCTTTATGAGTCCATATCATTCATAATACATAATCAATGTACCATCTCACTATCTATGAATTGTTGCATCATTGCCCTAATCATTGCACTGGCGTCTATATTATGCCTCTTACATATAGCCATAAATTTATCTTTTTGTTCTTCTGATACACGAAGCTTTATAATAGAATTTTTGTTTTCTTTTTGCGCCTCTTCTACTGCTTTTTGAATATTGATAGAAACCATATATAAATATACCTCTTATAGGAAACAGCAAAGGGGTATAAACGCCTTTTATATCCCTTTATAAAAAATCTTTGAGTACACAAACGTGCACCTATGTGATAGGATATAACCATCGAAAGCGGGTACACGAAAGTGTACACACACTACGATGGTTGTGAACGTGGTTCACCACCAAACAATCACATAGCGACTAGTAAAGAGCCAGCCGGAACCGGCGGAAAGTAAAACGCTCTCAAAGTGAAATGAGACACGCTATTTTCCTAAAGGCTAGAGGCTACAGTCTCTTAAAACTCTCTTGTAATTGTAAAGGGTTCTTTGAAAACAGAATATGGGTAGGCGGGTAGCGGGAAAAAATCGCTACCGTGCCCTATAAGCTACTGGCAATAGCAAATAGGGAACCTTAGGCACAGCCATCAGTGCGATGATGGCTAGGGGATGGGTTCAGAAAAGACAAAGTAAACCGAAAGCACCCATAGTTAGCTACTTACTTAAAGTAAGCAATAATACACACCATTAATTATAACACACAACGTCAATAGACGCATTCAGATAAAGAGAGGTAACAAAATGAATATTATCTTGAATATTGGGCTGAACGACAAAAAGACAAAGAAACAGAAAGTAAAAACAGATTATGCAATCAATATTATTGGTGAACATGTCAGAAATTGCTCCATAACGCCTACTATTGGATTCTATAAAGGGGAACGTGAAAATTCCCTTAAAGTAGAAATCTACGGCGTAGACGCATACACCGCTATTAGCTATGCTGAACACTTTGCATTGATTTTTAATCAAGAATGCGTAGCACTGACCCTAGACGGCAAAACATTTTTTGTAGACGCTTTTCCGTCCACGGCTGAATATACGGAAATGTTGGAAGAAATGGGGGTGGCATAAATGGACACATGGGAAATCAAACTTGCCCATACCATGACATTATGGGGAATGATTACACCTAAAATTGAATATCTTGTAGCAAAGTATTCAACCAGGATTGACCACGCTAGAAATTATAGGGAAATGGTTGACATTGAGAATGAATTTATCGTAACCATGCACACGTATGGCGTCATTTGTGACTAATCAAGGAGGAAAACATCATGGATGTATGGAAATTAGCAAATCACAAGAATGCACAATGCGGACTGTATAGAGAATATCCGCTTATTCATGGCAAATTGCACATAGAATGGGGCTTTCTCTCCTACAATACTAGGGTAATCATCGTGAGAGGGTCTAGGGTAGTATTCACCGGCTACTATAGCACTACAACAAGTCGTCAAATGACATGGTGGCTTGCTGAATATGGGGGAAAAATCAAGGGGCTGACAAGAAATACGCTTAAACTCATGAATAAAAAAGGGCTTGCCTATGATTATGAAACAGGTGAACTCACACCATTAACCCATGACGAATTAAGAGAAATCAAGCACACAAGAGATATGGCTTTCAATTATGGCTATGGTTGGTAAGTAGTAACAGTTATGTCAAAGGGGGTCTCTAGGTGGGATCCCCATCAACTCAAGGAGAATATGCAAAATGAAAAAGATGATTTATTTAGTAGCTGATGGCATTGATATGAAAGCATTTGAGAGTGAGACCAAGGCAAGGGAACGCTATGAACATATCGTCAAGACAAAATGGGAAGATTGTATTAAATTCTCTTGCCCTAAAAATGAGTTCTATGACGATTATCATCATCCTCTTAGGGTAGCATTGTTGGAACACTACACGATGATTAACGGACGCACTATCATCATGCGTCCCATTTTCCTTGAAATGGACTAAAGGGGGCAAACATCATGAACGCACAGGGAATTATGGAAACAGTCAAGGAGCTTGCAAGATCACAGGGGTTCTATTGCAGACTCTATGAGACACTCAAGGCAAATCCGGAAGCACTAGATTTTCTTGCCAAGCAGAATTTCAAGGACTCGCTTGAAATGATTATGTTTTTGGAGGGCTAACTATCATGGAATATGTTGATGAACTCAAGAACTTTGAAGAACTGTATAACATGTTCATTTACAAGAAGGTAGCTAGTGTCTTTTTGGATACGGTCAAGAAATTGCATTTGGAAGATCAGTACATGAAATGGCTGAATGACCATTTCAAGGATACCGTACCCGCCAAAAGCACCATCGAATATGTCATCACACATGCATGGGATGACTTCCGGATGCATATCCCCTACCTTACCTTGTCAAGGTTCACACCTCTCATGGCTAAACTTGTTGCTTCCATGGATGACCTTGAGAAAGTCGATGAACTTAAATTCCCCATGGTCTTTAGTATGACAGAACTTCCATCGGGGTGGGCAAGGTTCGCCAAGGAAGTCTATGACTATGCACTTCCTATCAAGGTTGAAGTGAATGCGGAAGACAAGGCATATATCATCACTGTCATGAAGGACTTCCGTGAAGTATTTGAAGAAAGAGAGGGCAAGTAAAATGCTGAAGGTAATCAATCAGGTGGATTTTGTCACCCTCTACAATAACTCATGGGGACAGGCGGTAGCAATCCTTGATGAAATCAGCCATGCAGACAAGGAATATGAACTCATGGACTTGCTTGAAGAACTGTATCCCGATGGAGCAGACGCTATAGAACTGAATGACTTACTCGCATATGATTGGGAATGGGTGTACAGCCAGATTGGAATGCTCAATGATGATGAAGAGGAGGATGACTAGCCATGTTTAATGGGATGGAAGACAAGGTAAGAGACATGCTAATTAGCAAGTTAGAAGAATACACGACTTGTCATCTGCTGAATGCAAGTGAATTAGCAGACACCCTAGTGGATGAAATTCTGTCTAAGAAACCATGGTGGTGGATTATAAATTTCTACCACGTTTATGAAAAGGACTTTCATGAAGTAGAAAAGACGTATAACGTCCCTACCATGCGAGACACTACGGACGTAGCAAGGGACGTTATCAAGTTACAAGCTGCTGATTTATTAGCAGAATGTGATACCGTGATCGACCATTGGCGAGTTTATGACTCACTTGAAGAGCACCCAGCCATGTTGAATAGGTTAGTAGCTAGTCATATCGCTATGGACTTATGCGAAGTCTAATTGAGACACGCAATAGAGAGAAAGAGTTATGAGACAAGGTAAGCAAATTTACCTTGTCTCTTTTTATTTCCTAAAGGAGGAAATCATGGTTACGTTAGATGACGAATTGAAGTTAGAGGATGAATATAGAAATCAAGCTAGAGAGAAGTTGAAAGAGTGTCTAGCTAAAAAAGAGTCTCAAGGGGACGCCTCTCACACCTCTATGGGTGCTGGTTTAATAAATCACATGTATGTTAATTTAGCTAGTAACATGAAAGTATGGTTAGAAAGTCAGCTTGCACCAAAACCGGGTGTCAAACCCATGTATTATCAGTACCTCAAGTATGCTGCTAGTCAATTTGAGGAGCAAGACACATTCATTTCTATCTTATGCCTTTCCCTCTTGTCTCAAACTATCAATGATGTAATTACCATGCAGCAAAATAGGTCTATTTCTCACATTGGGGAAACCATAGGAAGACAGATTCAAGATGAATTGCACTTGCAAGAGTTTTTAAACTATCTCAAGTCAGATTCCTATAGGACTTACATTGAAAGTGATAAATTTCAAAATTGGCTTAAAGAACATAACAAGAAAATGTTTGAGTTTGCCAATATACCGTTGGGGATCAATCGGGGGCTTAAGACACGAAACAGCGATTACTATCGACGCTACTACGTTCAAGAAATTGAGAAGAAAGTCAAAGGAGCAGGTATTCCATGGTCTCCAAAAACATTTGATAAATGCAACTGGATAACATTAGGAGGCAAGTTACTGGAAGTATTACTAGCCTCTACAGACCTATTTTCTCTCCAGTCCGTTGCTCAAGGAGTTGATGAAATTTACCCAACTCAGCAATTTTTGGATATTTGGGCAGCTAATACAGACTATGCACTCATGCATGCCTATATATCATGCCCAACTATCATTCCACCAAAGGAATGGACTGAACTTGATAATGGGGGCTATTATGGGGAATTAGCAATCTTTAATACCTTATTGCGCCTCTACAGATTCCAAGATGGGGGCTATTATTATCAGCAGTACATGAAGAGACTCAAATCTGCTGACCTTACATCCCCTATGAGAGCCTTGAATGCTATCCAGAAGACACCATGGAGGATCGACACAGCAGTATTGGAAGTAGCACAGAAAGTCATCAAGTTAGGTGGAGACAGAGCGGGTCTTCCATCTACAGAGCCCTTTCCTGGTCTTCCCAAGCTCCATAATCCAACGGAGAAGGAGCTGAAAGAGCATAAACACAAGGCTTTCTTGCAGTACAAGAAGGAGGCTAGTCGCAAGGGGAAGATGATTAGAGTTCTTGCAAATCTCAAGACTGCTGAACGTTTCAAAGACTATGAACGTATCTACTTTCCTTGTAACCTTGATTTTAGAGGTAGGGTCTACCCTATTCCGTCCTTTAGTTTTCAAGGGGATGATCTTAACAAGGGGCTTATCCAGTTTGCAGATGTACCACCAATCACGAATGAGTCAAGTGAGAGGTGGTTTTTAATTGCAGGAGCAGAGTTTGCAGGAATTGACAAGGTGTCTTTTGATGATGAAATCAAGTGGATTGCAGACAACAAGCAAAACATTTTAGACACAGCAGCAGACCTTATAGCCATGTTGGACTGGTGGGGGTCTCTTGATTGCCCATGGGAATTTCTTCAGTTTTGCTTTGAGTACAAAAAGATGGTAGACTATAAAGCAAGTCACAATGGGTCGATCATTGGATGGTCCACTGGTGTCCCTGTAGCTTTTGATGGAACCTGTTCTGGTCTTCAGCATTTCTCTGCTATCTTGAGAGACCCTGTAGGTGCAGAGGCAGTCAACCTCAAACCTTCCGACAAACCTCAAGATATCTATGGAAGGGTTGCTCAGGTGGTAAATCAGGTATTAGAATATGATTCAGTACATGGTACAGCAGATGGGTTCCAAGAGGACAAAAACAGACTAAAGTATGGCACCAAGACCCTAGCACAGCTCTGGTTGAACTTTGGAGTCAATCGCAAAGTAACTAAGAGGTCTGTAATGACACTCGCATACGGCTCTAAGGAATATGGGTTTAGAGACCAGGTACTTGAAGACACCATCAAGCCTCATATGGATGAAGGTGTCTGGACAGAAGCGAATGCCCCTCAAGCCTCTGCTTATATGGCAAAACTGATCTGGTCTTCAGTTAGAAAAGTAGTAGTCAAGGCAGTAGAGGGGATGGAATGGCTCCAAAAGGTAGCCAGAATGGTCTGCAAGAATGAGAATGTTGTCCAGTGGACTACTCCAATGGGTCTGCTGATAAACCAGCCATACCTGACAACAAAGACAAAAGTGTATAAACTACGCTTCGCTCAGACACAAAAGAGAATTTACGTTCCTTATACACTGGGGGATGTGAATGCTAGAAAGCAAGCTAATGCTATTGCACCTAACTTTATACATTCAATGGATGCTAGTCATTTGCAGTTGACAGTATGTACAGCAGCAGATAGTGGCATAGACCATTTTGCTATGATTCATGATAGCTATGGAACTACAGTTGCTCAAGCAGGGCAGCTGTTTTCTATTGTCAGAGAATGCTTTGTAAAGATGTATACAGAACATGACGTTCTCAAGGAGTTTGCAGAAGAAGTCTCTCATTTGACCAATGAAGAGTTACCAGAAATGCCTACTAAGGGTGATTTTGATATAAATGAAGTCTTAAATAGCCTTTATGCTTTTCATTAAATGAGGCATGTAAGTAGAAAATAATTGAGACACGCAATGGTGGAAGTATAGAGATCTTAAAGAGTCTTAAAGAGCCTTATAAGATACCTATTAACTACTATCTACTACTAACTACTAAAGATATTTATTTAGATAGTTAGTAGATAGTAGCTATTAGAGATCTTATAAGGCTCTTTTTGTATTCCTAAATCTTTGGTCTGTACCATTGCCTTCGGCGTGGCAACTGAGAACTATTATCAATGTGTAATTGAGACACGCAATGATGAAAAGAAAGTCATCATTTTTTTTTTACAAAGGAGGTCTATATGCATTTCAAATTACATCCAGAAGGAGTCTGTTGTAAGCAGATTGAGTTTAATCTGTATCCTGTACTGACATTTAGTGGGGACGAAGTGGATCATGGAGAGTACATGATTACAGGCATCAATTTCATTGGAGGCTGTCCGGGAAACCTTAGCTTTATCGCTAAGAGTTTTACAGGACGCAAGATTAGTTACCTTATGAAGCTCTTAAAGGGGCACAAATGTGGCAAGAGAGATACGTCTTGTATGGATCAGTTTAGCAAGTGTCTGGAAGAAGCTGAAAAGATTATGAATGAAAAGGAGTGGACAGTAGATGACTGCATCTAACGATGAAAGATTTAAGGTAGGAGATAAAGTGTGGTCTCCTTATTTTGGTGCGGGTATTGTCGTAAATGTGTATGATGATGCAAATCCATATCCAGTTGAAGTCAAATGGGTAGGGGGTGCTAACAATATTGCATTGCGGGAATCTGATTACTACACCAAAGATGGAGAATATGACCATACTGGTGATAACCCTGATATGGATATCATGCCTCTTGAAGTCATCGATCTGTCTGATCTGTCTGAGGATACTGGAGTCGTAGACAGAATGATGGATGCCCTTGACAAGAAAACAGATGATGCTATCAATCCATCTCATTACAAGGTTGAGGGTCTTCCAGAAGCCATTGACATCATCAATCATTTGATGCATCGGGAGCAGTATGAAGGCTTCCTTTGGGGCAATATTATTAAGTATGCCTACAGATATGGACGTAAAGGAGACAAAGCAGAAACTGCTGGTAAGATTGCATGGTATGCTACTCAGCTTAAAGAATTAGAGGAGGAGAAACGCAAATGACTATCAAAGAACTTATTGAGTGGGCAAAAAAGCACGATTGCTTAGATTGTGAGGTATGTGTCCAGTACAGGGATGAGGGGGGCTTGTATCGGGGAATGGACTATTATATCGAGCCTGTCTTGAAAGTTGATGGTTCTAAAAAGAGAGTTGTATTGTAGAAAGAGGTAGAAAATGACTAAGAAGCACCTTATAGATATAAGTGTACTCTCCTTTATTATGACCATGTTAATTTGGGTCTTCATTGCATGTGCTCCCATATTATTCTTTAGAGCCTTGTTATTATGTGCAGGGACACTTGCAGTGTTTAGTTCTATTTTCTTTATAGTTGCAGTTGTGGTTACAAAGGGTTCGATTCTTCCAAATCCATACCATATTCCTATTATTGTTATCGAACCCCGAAAGGAGAAGGAGTAGAAAATTGAAAATCACAAATTTACAGGTCTATGATATGCACAATGCAATTCGTGCTAGTGGCTATCCGATGCAGGAGCGTCTGGACTTTGATGCACAGCACCGATACATTGATGACAATGACTGGAAAAGATCATTAGCATTAGCAAGTAGAGAGAGTAGTGAAGGACACGATAATTTCTTATCTGGAATTATCGTGTCTTTTGATTTGACTTGTACGATCAAAATGTGGACAGAGTTTGAACGCTATCACTTTGCACAGATTGTGTCTTCACAGTCTACGATGCATAGGCTGTCTAAGATGCAGCTTGATGTAGCGTTTACACCTTACACTGACTCTAAGATCATTGAAAGACTTCAGGTATTGCAGAAGAGATACAATGAAGAACCAAATGAATCTAATTTCTTGACACTTCTGTATTCGTGTCCAACTGGTCTTGATTTAACTGCCAGAGTAACTACTAACTACAGACAGCTTAAAACTATCCTTAAACAGAGACACAATCATAAGCTGCCGGAGTGGTGCTCTTTCTGCAAAGAGATTGTGTCTCAGTGTCCGTTCGCATATGAATTTCTTGTAAAAGGAGGAGAAAAGAATGCTTCCAATTCTAAAGATTAAGCGTTTAACAGAGAAAGCTACAGTACCTAAAGCAATGACAGAAGGCTCATGTGGATTTGACATTGCTGTGTCTGAACCAGTCACTTTTTTCCCGAATAGAGTAACAAAGGTGCATACAGGACTCGCAATGGCTATCCCGAAAGGATATCACATTGAAGTACACATTCGCAGCTCATGGGGTAAAAGAGGCATTCGTCTTGCAAACTGTACAGGCATCATTGATTCGGACTATAGAGGAGAGGTGAATCTGCTGCTCATCAATGATACTACAGATATCTATTATGCCCCTGAAGGCGAACGAATTGCACAGCTGATTTTGGTGAAAGACCCTGCATTTACTATCAAAGAAGTAGCTGAATTAGACGAAACTAAACGTGGTAAAGGTGGTTTTGGATCCACCAATAAAGAAAACAAAGGAGATAAATAATTATGGCTAAAAGAGAGTATACAACGGGTGTAACCCCGAAAGGTAGTCTTCTGTTCCCTCACATCTACGAACCAGAGACTTACGAAGGGAAAGATGTAGGCTATACTGTCAACATTAAATTTAATCAGAAAGAAACTGATGCTCTCATTGCAGTGATTGATGAAGAGCTGGAAAAGGCAAAGCATTCGATTAAGCTGAAACCGGGTCAGAAGTGGTCGGCTGAACCATTTATGGGCTACAGGGAAGACAAAGATGGTGATATTGTCTTTAAGTTTAAGGCTAATTCGCATTATCAGACCAAATCTGGAGAGCTGCATAAGGTTACTATTCCAGTCTTTGATGCACATGGTAAACCAATTAAAGATCCGCTGTCTATTGGCAACGGCACCATTGCTAAGATTGCATACACGCTGGTTCCGTACTGGATCTCTAAGGTAGTCAATGGTGTAAAACTGCGTCTGGATGCAGTGCAGATTATTGACCTCAAAGAATATGGTCAGAAGGATGCAAAGGGCTTCGGTTTTGGTGAGGAAGAAGGCTTCTCTGCTACTGACGTAGAAGAGGAAGATGACGTTCCGTTTACCGAAGAAGGACCTGAAGACGGAGACTTCTAAAATGGCTAAACGATTTTTCAGCAGAAGAGGTGGCTGGTCTAAGCATGTAGACGCCACCTACAGATCTGGTCTGGAAGATAAAGTTGCAGCACAGTTGAGGGATGCAGACATTGATGCAAAATATGAGGAATATCAGATTCCTTATAAGATCCCTGCATCCCCTCACACCTATACCCCTGATTTTGTCTTACCCAATGGAATTATTGTGGAGACAAAAGGTGTTTTTGATATTGAGGACCGAAAGAAACATCTCTTGATCCAGGCACAATACCCTAGCCTGGATATTAGATTTGTCTTTTCTTCCTCAAAGACACCTATCTACAAAGGGTCTAAGACAACATATGCTGCTTGGTGCAATAAGTATGGGTTTCAGTTTGCTGACAAATGGATTCCAGATAAATGGCTTAGAGAGAAAAAGAAGGACACCAAAGGACTAGTTTTGAAGAAGAAACATAATTGAGACACGCAATGATGGAGGTGAAATTTATTTGGCTTTTGTAAATTTAAAGTTTAGAAAGAGGGATGCCACTGACTACATTTACATTGTAAAAAAAGATCTGAAGAAGACGGATTTGGAGTCTCTTAGAGTGAAATGCATGAGACGTGGAGGACTTGACACAGGCTTCCATTACATCATTAGAGCAAATGGTGTAATTGAAGCTGATCGTGTTGAGTATGCTTATGCGGGTTGGTGGTTTGAACATGAGGACAAAGCTGTAGCTATTTTGATAGACACAGCAGGGGAAAAGAAAGTGACAATGGCAGCAAAGAAAGCTGTCAAAGAGATTACTGCTAAATACCCTAAAGCAGAGATTGTTGAAGTTGATAATGCTGGAGATATGGAGGATTAACTGAATGAAAGAGCATGAAGAAAGCACAGCAGTGAGAGTTCATTTACCATGTCCTGATTGTGGCTCTCATGATGCTCTTTGTGAGTATAGTGATGGACACACCTACTGCTTTTCTTGTAATACCTATCATGGAGCAGATGAGGAAAACGAACTTGTGTCTTCTACGAAGAAAATTATACCGCTAGAGGATATGAAGTTAGACTCTCTGAGAGCTAGAGGTATTACAGAAGCAACGTGCCAGGCTTACTCATATTTCAAAGCTCCTTTAGGAGGAGAATGGGCACAGGTAGCAAATTATTTTGATGATGATGGAAAGATCCTTGGACAAAAACTTCGATATGCTAACAAGGTCTTTAGAGTGCGTGGAGATATTTCTACTAGATTCTATGGGCAGCAGAAGTGGGCAGGGGGTGGTGGTAAGAAACTTATCATCACTGAAGGAGAGATTGACTGTCTAACTGTCTCTCAGCTACAAGGAAATAAATATCCTGTTGTGTCTATCCCTTTGGGTGTTGGGTCTGCCAAAAAGGTCTTTAAGGCTAATATGGATTGGCTCAACTCCTTTGAACAGGTTATTGTCATGTTCGATATGGATGAAGCAGGAAGACAGGCAGTGAAGAGCGTAGAGGGGTTACTGAAACCTAATAAACTTTTCATTGCTAACCTTCCTTGCAAAGATCCAAATGAATGTTTACTTAGTGGTAAGGGGCAGGATGTCATTAAGGCAATCTGGTCCGCAAAACCATATATGCCAGATGGAATTATCAACGGTAAAGACACATGGGAAGAGGTGTCTAAAGAAGATGATAATGACACTGGCTATCCTTATCCATGGAATATTGATCTCAATAAGATGACTATGGGTATTCGTAAAGGAGAACTTACTGTACTAACAGCTGGCACTGGTGTTGGGAAAACTACCTTTGTTAGAGAGCTTGCCTATGATATGGGTGTCAATAAGAACCTGAAGGTAGGAATGCTGATGTTAGAAGAAAATGTGAAGAGGACAGTCAAAGGACTTATGTCTATAGCTGCTGGAAAAAGACTCTATATCAATAGGCAGGGTCTATCTGATGAGGACTTTAAGGCAGCCTTTGATAAGACTATGGGTACAGGCAATTATGTACTTTATGAACACTTTGGGTCTCTTGAAGGAGACAACTTGATGGACAAAATTCGATATATGGCTGTAGGTGAGAAGTGTGACTTTATCATCCTAGACCATGTATCTATTGCTGTCTCTGGTATTGAAGGGGACAACGAAAGAAAGCTGATAGATGTGTTGATGACAACAATGAGATCTCTTGTAGAAGAAACAGGAGTGGGTCTGATTGTTATCTCTCATCTGAGAAGAGTTTCAGACCAGCAGTCTCACGAAGAAGGTGGGGCTACTTCTCTATCTCAGCTTAGAGGGTCTGGTGCTATTGCACAGTTAGCAGATACAGTTATTGGTCTGGAGCGAAACCAGCAAGCAGATGGTCGAAAGAAGAACCTTGTCAGAATCCGTGTCTTGAAGAATAGATGGACAGGAGAGACTGGTATTGCTGGCTATCTCTACTATGAAAGAGAAGTAGATAGACTGACAGCTGTAGATAGATTAAGTGATTTTGATGAAGATGAAAATGATGAGGATGATGCAGATTGTCCTTTTTAATAACTAGGAGGAATACATGAGTGTATCTTGGGAAGATCGTGAAGTGTCTATGGGTATCTTTAAGGCAAAGTATGCAGCTACTCCAGATGAGACACCTGAAGATTTTTGTGAAAGAGTAGCGTCTATTGTTAGACCAGAACTTCATGATTTTGTAAAAGAGAGCCTTGCAAATGGCTCTTTTTGTTTTGGTGGTAGAACCCTGTACATGGCAGGAAGACCTGAAGTTAAGGCTTCTTCTTCTAACTGCTACATTATGCCAATGCCTGAAGATGACATTGAGTCTATCTATAAGTCCAATGCAGAGATGGCTAGGATCTTCTCTCGTGGGGGTGGTGCTGGTGTAAATATTTCTAAACTTAGACCAAAGGGAGCAAAGGTTAGAAATGCAGCAGAGACCAGTACTGGTGCTATCTCTTTCCTTGATCTGTACAACACTACTGGGGACATTATCGGAGCTAGAGGGAGACGTGCAGCAGAAATGGTCTGCTTAAATTGCGACCATCCAGACATTGAGGCACTTCTGGATCTGAAAGAAGAAGGACAGAAACTCGCATCTATGAATATCTCTGTACTCTTTACAGATGAATTTATGGAAGCTGTTCTGACTGATAGCAAATTCAGACTGCACTTTGAATGCAAAGACACAGGGGAAACTATTGAAAAATTCATTGATGCCCGAAAGTTCTTTAAGAGATTTTGTGCAGTCGCATGGGACATGGGAGATCCGGGGGTGATGTTTAATGATCGCATTCAGCAACATAATTTCAATCCTAACCGTCCTTCTTACCATATTTCTACTTCCAATCCTTGTAGTGAGTTCTTGGGTCCTGATTATAGCTCTTGCAATCTTGGCAGCATCAACGTTTACAATTTTGTTAAACGTAAGTTTGAGATTGATGCATCTTTTGACTACAGGAAGTTTGCGGAAACAGTAGCTAAAGCAGTTATGGCACTGAATGATGTATTGAAGTATGGCTATGAAAAACAGCCACTTGCTGCTAACAAAAAATGTATTGATGATTGGAGACAGATTGGTCTGGGACTCTTTGGTCTGGCAGATGCTATGGTAGCTCTCAGAATCAAATATGGCTCTGAAGAGTCTGTAAAGTTTGCAGACACTCTGCTCAGCGTGATGCATGATGTGGCATTGAGAGCTTCTATTGGTGAGGCTATTCGTTTCGGAAGCTATGATAAGTTCTTCCCTGGCATCCTTTCTCAGATTGATAAAGACCTTATGACCACTTCGGAGCTTGCAGAAGTATCTCGCTATGGAATGGCAAATGCTTCTCTTCTGTCTATTGCTCCTACAGGGTCTATGAGTCTCTTCATGGGGAATTTCACAGGTGGTGTTGAACCGATCTTTAAGCTCTTTTATGAACGTTCTACACACAAAATGGAAAAGACTGGAGACCACTTTAGAGTCTATGCACGTTCTATTGAGGATCTTTTGAAGCACTTTGGTTATCCTCTGGATATGACTGTAGAGGAGATTAAAGATGTATTTCCGTGGGTCGTAGAAGCACATGACGTGCCGTGGGCTAATCGTGTAATTCTTCAGGCAACGATTCAGAAACATGTAGACAATGCGATCTCTTCTACTGTCAACCTTCCGAAAGAGGCAACGGTAGATGATGTATTTAATATCTACATTGCAGCTTGGAGAAGTGGGTGCAAAGGTATTACTGTCTTCAGAGATGGCTGCCGAAGAGGAAACATTCTTGGCGTTGAGGATACCGAAAAGGTTGTAAAGAAGTCTGAACCAGCACCGAAGAAACCAACATGCAGCGGTGATGCAGATTATAGAGAATGTCCAGAGTGTCATGAAAAACTCTTTAAGGTAGAGGGACACTGTGGCTATTGTGTTGGTTGCGGTTACAGTGCTTGTGGAATGTAAGTAAAGCATAAGGAGGAAATTAGATATGCTTATTTTTGATATTGAGACGGATGGTCTTTTAGATACGATGACTACAATTCACTGCATGAGCATATCTGATGGACACCATAATGTAATTGGCTATAGACCAGATGAGATTGAAGAAGGAGTAAAGAGACTCTGGAAAGCAGTGAATGACGGAGAAGGTATTTGTGGACACAATATTATCAACTTCGATATTCCTGCTATCCAGAAGATTTATCCTTGGTTTGATATCCCTAGAGACAAAAGAAAGAATGTGGTAGACACATTGGTTCTGGCTAGACTGGTCTTTTCAAATATTGCTGAATCTGACTATAGTGCTTTTCGTAAGAAGGATATGCCTGGGTCTTTGATTGGGTCTCATACCTTGAAAGCCTATGGGTATCGTCTGGGTGTCTATAAAGGCACATATGCCGAAGACACAAAAGATGCTTGGGCAATGTTTAACGAAGACATGTTGAAGTATAACATTCAGGACGTAGTAGTTACTGAAGCTCTTTATGAGAAAGAAGTAGCAAAAAACTATCCTGCTGCTGCTATTGAATTGGAGCATAAAGCTCAGTGGCTCATGTTCAAACAGGAACAAAATGGCTTTCCATTTGATATAAAGGGAGCAAAGGTTCTTGAAAAGACTCTTAGAGATAGAGCTGCTGCTGTGTCTTCTCAGATCAAAGAGATGGCTCCACCTATTCCAGATAAAGTGTTCATCCCCAAAAGGGATAATAAGAGACTGGGGTATAAAGCAGGAGTTCCCATTCAGAGATACAAAGACTTCAATCCTAGGTCTAGGCAGCAGATTGAATGGATCATTAGGCAGCACTATGGATATAGTCCAGATAATGAAGAATTGTATGCAGAAGATGGGAGGCTGAAAATTGATGAAACGACTTTTCACTTTATGGCGAAAGATGAAGGAGCACCTGAAGAAATTCGTACTTTGGCTCCTCTGTTTGAAGAACAACTAATGCTTACGAAGCGTCTGGGGCAGTTAGCTGATGGCACTCAGGCATGGTTGAAGTGTGTGAAAGGAGATGGAAAGATCCATGGGAGAGTCAATCCTAATGGGACTGTTAGTGGTCGTGCAACTCATTCTCAGCCTAATGTTACTCAGGTTCCTCATAACTCTAGTCCATACGGCAAGGAGTGTAGAAGTTTATTCGGAGTACCAGCTGGGTGGGTACAAGCTGGTATTGATGCTTGTGGTCTGGAGTTACGCTGCTTGTCTCATTTTCTATATCCCTATGATGGAGGTGCTTATGCACATGAAGTAGTGCATGGGGATATTCATACAGCAAATCAGAAAGCAGCTGGTCTTCCTACAAGAGATAATGCGAAGACGTTTATCTATGCTTTCTTATATGGTGCTGGTGATGCCAAAATGGGAAAGATTGTTGGAGGTGATGCAGCAGACGGAAAGAGACTTAAAAAGAAATTTCTAGCTGCTACCCCTGCTATCTCTCAGTTGAGAAAGACCATTGAGAAATGTTTGGTAGCAGAAGAGTATCATGGAAAGATCACTAAGTGGAGAAGAAAGTACCTGAAGGGACTGGATGGAAGACACTTACATGTAAGGTCTATCCATTCAGCTCTTAATCTGCTGCTGCAATCCGCTGGAGCTTTGGTCTGTAAATATTGGATTGTAAGAACGGAAGAGAGGTTATTAGCTCGTGGACTTACGCATGGTTGGGATGGTGACTTTGCTCTTATGGCTTGGGTGCACGACGAGCAGCAGATCGCATGCAGAACACCTGAGATTTCAGACATTGTTATTGCAGAAGCACAGGCAGCTATGAGAGACACTCAGGCACATTTTAATTTCAGAGTACAGTTAGACACAGATGGTATGAAAGGGAGGAACTGGTATGACTGTCACTAATACGAAAGGAGTATTTTATTTGAACAAATACCTTGAGACACTTTGTAAGATGATGAATAAACAGTATACCCTTCAGAGTGACTTTGCTAGAGAGCATGCTTTTATTATTGCAGAGGCAGCTTCTAGGGGACACATCTCTTCGGTGCTGTCTGGTACTGCTACAAATGCATGGTATGTAACAGCAAAGGGCTTTAAGCTCCTGAAGAAGGAAGGGTATTTGTAATATGCTCTATATTCTTCTTGATGCTGATATGCTTTGTTTTGTCTCTTGCTCTTCCGTGGAGCGAGAGATAGATTGGGGGGATGGTCTGTGGACTCTTCATGCTGACGCTAAAGAGGCAGAGACACAGGTGGATGATAGAGTAGAAGGAATTGTAACTACGATCTTAGACAAACTCAATTATGAAGGGGAGTATAAGATTGTAATGTGTCTTTCAGATCCAAAGGTGAATTTCAGAAAAAGAATTTTGTCTACTTATAAAGCTAACAGAATTGGTAAAAGGAAACCTGTTTGCTATGCTGAGGTGCTGCAATGGATCATTGACAACTATGATACAAAGAGCATTCCTACCTTAGAAGCTGATGATGTTATTGGCATTTTAGCCACTAGACACAAAGGGCATGAGGTGCATTGTAGTGGAGACAAAGACTTCAGGTCTATTCCTGGGGTCTTTTATAATTTCCTAAAAGGGGAATTGTATCACATTGATGAGAGAGAAGCAGACAAATGGTTTTATACACAGACACTCATTGGTGATAAAGCGGATAACTATGATGGCTGTCCCGGTATTGGAGAGAAGACAGCAGAAAAGATTTTTGAAAGGAGTGGAGTATCTTGGGGAACCGTAGAGAAGACCTTCATAAGAAAGGGTCTAACAAAAGAGGATGCTTTGCAGCAAGCAAGAGTCGCTCGTATTTTAAGGGACGAAGATTATCGGAGTGGAAAGTTGATCCTCTGGTCCCCATCGAAGTAGATGTTAATAATGATAAGCTCCTGAAGTATATTGCTTCTAAGATCTACGATCAGCTGCGTTCACTGAACTCTAAACCAGCAGGGAAGGTTGCTGACTATACGTCTATTTATTATAACCTTTATTGGTTAGCAGAAGCAAAGCACTTGATTCTCTTTAGGGAAAGGGACAAAGAAGGCAGGAATGTAGGGGTCTTAGCTTTTGACGTTGTTACTCCATGGTATACACGTTACACCTGTCTTGATGAGATCTTTGTATTAGCATTAGACCCCTCTTTCCATGGCTTTGGTCGCACTGCTTTGAAGTATATGAAGAAGAGAGCTAAGGCTCTTGGGTGTACTTTGATGGAGACAGGGGCGTCCATGACAGATAAGCCGGAGTTACTTGAAAATCTCTATAAGAGACATGGAAAATGTACTTTTTCATACCCTAACTTTGTATGGGTGTTACCTAATTGAGACACCTTCTTTAGAGTTAATTGAGACACGCAATGATGGAGGTGTATATGGAAACTTTAAAGACTCCTTATGTACATGAAGATATTGTTAGTTACCTTGATGAAATCTATGATTTTGATGCTTTGCTGCACTGCCTGGAAGGAGAACTAGCAGAGTACAAGATTGGATACATGAAAGGTGCTAGGGATATTATCAATCATTTAAGGGCTATTGCTGAAGAGCAGAATGAGGTGAGTTAATGTGCTTGTGGAAGACACCTAAAATTTCTCAGCCTTCTGTCACTGCCAGAGAGCTCACTCCTTCTACAGAAGCAGACACACCAAACTCTCCTATCTATGGGGGGTCTGATGCATGGAAGCAGAAGCGAAGGGGCGCTCAGGCATTACAGATTAGCCGAGGCACAAATTCAAATAACAGAGTTAATGTAAATGACACAGGAGGTTGGAGTATTTAATGGGTAAGGTAGGTAAGGCTATTACAAAGCCTTTCAGATCTATTGGGCATGCTATTGGTGGTCTATTTGGTGTTAGAAGCTCTGGTGGCTCTGTAGAGTATTCGGCAGGGGCAGCAGCAGCTCCCGCAGTTGATGCACAGAATAATGATACTAATGTAGACACAGATGCAACAAAGAGAAAAAAGAAAGCAGTAGGTAAAAAGAGTCTGATGATTGGGTCTGGTTCCGATGCATCTGGTGGAGGGACTACAGGCACAGGTCTGAATCTGTAAGTGGTGACAAATGGCTAAAAAAGGAACAACTTTTAATCATGAAGAGACCGCAAAGTCTATTTATGAAAGGTTGTCTTCTGATAGATCCCCTTATGTAACTAGAGCAGAAGACTGTGCTACATACACAATTCCTTCACTCTTTCCTAAAGAAGGGTCTAATGGTTCTTCTAACTTTGATACACCCTATCAGAGTATTGGAGCTAGAGGTGTGAACAATCTAGGGTCTAAATTGATGCTTGCATTGTTCCCTCCTAATGACACATTCTTTAGACTTACACCGGGGGAAGATGCAGAAGCAGACCTTGCAAATCAGCCTGAGATGCGAGAACAGGTTGAACAGGCTTTGTCTAATCTCGAACAGAAAGCAATTCAATATGCGGAGACACATCAATATCGTGTCACCTTAGCAGAGGCAATTAAAGTGCTTGTAGTCACTGGTAATTGCCTTTTATTTTTGCCTCCAAAAGAAGGGGGTATGAAACTCTATAAGTTAAATTCTTATGTTCTCCAGAGAGATGCTTTGGGAAATGTTGTCCAGCTTGTAGCTATGGATAAGATTGCTTATGCAGCTCTTCCAGATGACGTAAAGGCTCTGGTTACTCGTGGAGGAGAAGATAAGAAACCAGAAGATCTGACTACTATCTATACTCATGTCTATCTTGAAAATGACGTTTTTTACTCTTATCAGGAAGTCAATGGAGAAGTAGTTAGTGGCACAGAGCAGCAGTATCCAAAGGATAAGACTCCTTGGATCCCTCTGAGAATGGTAAAGATGGATGGAGAGTCTTATGGGCGCTCCTTTGTGGAAGAGTATTTGGGAGACCTGAAATCTCTTGAGGCACTTTCTAAAGCCATTGTAGAGATGTCCGCTATCTGTGCCAATGTTCTTTATCTGGTCAACCCTAATGGTATTACAAGACCATTTAAGCTCTCTAAGGCAAAGTCTGGGAGCTTTGTACCAGGGAGACCAGATGATGTACAGGCACTTCAGCTGAACAAAGGTGCTGATTTACAGGTAGCAGCTTCTACTGTCACCATGCTTTCTGACCGCTTGTCTTTTGCATTTATGCTCAATTCAGCAGTCCAGAGAAACGGTGAAAGAGTAACAGCAGAAGAAATCAGATACGTTGCATCTGAACTGGAAGACACATTGGGTGGGGTCTATTCGATCCTCTCTCAGGAACTCCAGTTGCCACTTGTACGAAGACTTTTAGTACAGCTGGAAGGAACTGGTCAGATTCCAGATCTTGATGGTCTTGTAGAACCAACTATTACTACTGGTCTTGCTGCTATTGGCAGAGGACATGATTTCAATAAGATGATGACTTTTAGTCAGATTGTTAGTCAGAACCCTGAGATGGCTCAGGTTATTAACTGGACTGTAATGGCTGAAAGAATGGCTAATGGTCTCTCAATCAATACAGAAAATTTGATTAAGACACCTGAACAGATCCAGCAGGAACAGCAGCAGAACCAGATGGCTGCAATGGCTGAAAAGGCTGCACCTCAGATGGCTGCTGGTATGATGGAACAAGCTAATGGTAATGAAGGAGGAACATAATGGAAGGTGAAGAACAGGTATTGGATACTAGCACAGAAGTGGATGCTGGTGTTGCAGTAGATGCAGGAAAGACTGCTGAAGAAGAAGCTCTGAAGACTCTTGATGAGCACAAAGAAGCTGAAATCACTAATAATGGTGAGAAAGAAGAAAGTTCTGAAAAGAAAGAGTCTAAGAGTGAAGACAAGAAAGAAGATAAACCTGAAGACGAATTAAAAGCAGTTGAACAGGGTATCGAAGAGCAGAAGAAAGCAGAACAGGATGTAAAGGCAGACCTGGCTAATAAGGGTGTCGATTATGATGCCTTAGCTAAAGAGTATGAAGAGAATGGGAAACTCTCTGAAGAGTCCATGAAAGCTCTTAAAGGTGCTGGTTATCCTGAGTCTGTTGTAAATGCTTTTATTAAAGGCTTTGAAGCACAGGTACAGGAATATACCAATGCTGTATATAAAATGGCTGGTGGTGAAGCAGAATACGGAAGACTCTGTGAGTTCATTAAGAGTCTTGGGGAGGCAGATGTACAGGCTTTCAATGAAACGATTGACTCTGGCAGTCTGACTCAGCTGTCTGCTCTCATCAATGGCTACAAAGCACAGATGACAACTAAATATGGTACTTCAAATCGCTCTATTCTTGGAGGTGCTGGGTCTGTAGACAATAGAGGCTTTAATAGCAAAGATGCTATGGTAAAAGCAATGAATGATCCGAGATATGGTACAGACATGGCATATACCGAAAAGGTACAGCGTATGACAATGCAGTCCAATTTCATGGGCTGATTTTTTTTTATTATTGAAAAGGAGTTGATTTATTAGTGGCTGACGTTACTGTCGCACAGCCTGGTCTGATTCAGGGTACTACTGACACTCTGGGCGCATATCTGAAGGTATTTGCAGGTGAGACCCTTGCTGCCTTCTCTCGTTCTTCCGTGACTAATGGGAGACACATTGTTAGAACTATCTCTAGTGGTAAATCGGCACAGTTCCCGGTATTTGGTCGTGCAGACGCTGCATATCTGAAACCGGGTAAGTCTCTTGATGACATCCGTCAGAACATTCCGACTGGTGAAAAGGTGATCGTTATTGACGGTCTTCTGACCACCTCTCAGATGATTCCAGACATTGAAGAAGCTCTGTCTCACTTCGATGTTCGTTCTGAATATTCCAAACAGATGGGTGAAGCACTGGCTCTTAAAATGGACGGTGCAGTTCTTGCAGAAGCAGCAAAGATGGTTGTTGCTAACAAAGAAAATCTGACTGGTCTCGGTAAGGGTGAAATCATCACTAAGAAGATTGCAGCAGCAGACATTGGTGTTACCGAAGCAGAAGGTAAGGCTCTCGTCCAGTCTCTTCTGGAAATCAAAGCTAAGATGTCTAATAACTACGTTCCGGAAACTGAACGCTATGTATTTATGACTCCGACTGCTCGTACTGCACTCATTGCGTCTCTTGTTGCTATCAATCGTGATTATGGTGGTATTGCATCTATTACTGATGCTAACATCCTCCGTATTGCTGGCTTCGATATTATTGAATGTCCGCATCTGACCATGGGTGGTGCTGCAAAGAATGATGGACTTCTTCAGGGTGCTGGTCATATCTTCCCAGAAGACTACAAAGACTCTTGTGCATTTATCGCAATGCATAAGTCCGCTGTAGGTACTGTGAAGCTCCGTGATCTCAAACTGGAACGTGCACGCCGTGCAGAATACCAGTCTGATATGCTTGCTGCCTCTTATGCAGTAGGTCATGGTGGTCTTCGTCCAGAAGCAGCTTACATGGGCTGCATCACTGCTTCTGTCTAATAGCAGATAGGAGCTGAGTATAGAGATATACTCAAAGTAATTAAAAGGAGGTGTATGGCTCGTACCATATGCCTCCTTATATGTTCCTTTAGATTCAATGGAAGAACGCCCTACGGTTGCGATCAATGAGAGATTTGGGTTCGAGTCCCAAAAGGAACACCACAACTATTTATTTAATAAGAAAGGAGCTATTATGATTCTTACATCTAATAAAGCCTTAGAAGCTATCAATGATATGTTAGCAGCTATTGGTGAAGCTCCTGTCAATACTTTGGAAGACTCTCAGAATGTCGATGTAGAAAATGCCATTCGTGTCTTAGACAAGGTGAATAGACAGGTGCAGTCTAAGGGTTGGTCTTTCAATCATATTGAAGACACCTATTTGAATGTTGATATTACTACTAAGAAAATTAAATGGCAGGATGATCTTCTCTATTTGGTTGGTACAGACGGTACTAAGTATATCCAGAGGGGAGACTATGTATATGACTTTGATAATCAGACAGACACCTTTGAGTCCGATATTGAAGTAGAAATCATTAGACTGGTTGACTTTGATTATATGCCACCTGTAGCTAGGGATTACATCGTGGCTAAAGCAGCTCGTATCTTCCAGACCCAGACTTTGAATGATGATAACATTGGTCAGAATCTTATGTCTCAGGAACAGGAAGCATGGGCAGCACTCCAGGAATATGAAATGGAACTTGGAGATTACACTATGTTCTCTGTACAGCCTGTTCAGACTTTGGAGGCTAGATAATATGTCGAGAGTATCACAGACAATCAAAAATATGATTTCTGGTATCTCTCAGCAGCCAGATCTTCTTAGACTTCCAGAACAGTTAGCACATCAGGTCAATGGCTTCTCTACAGAGTCTTCTGGTCTTCAGAAAAGACCCCCGACTCTTTATGTAGGAGATCTTGGAGCTGCTCCTACGAACCCTAATTGTCTTGTTCATATTGTCAATAGAGATGAAACAGAGAAGTATGTCATGCTCTTTGATGGCACTTCTGTTAGGGTCTGGGATGAAGACGGTAAGTCCTATAATGTCAAATATGAGGGAGATGGACAGGCATATATTACTGTGTCTAATCCTAGAAAGGCTCTTAGACTGGTAACTATTGCTGACTACACCTTTATCGTAAATAGAGAAAAGGTAGTCAAAATGGGGACTGCTAAAGTACCCTACACCTGGGATGACCATAGCTGTATAGTCAATGTGAAATCTGGTCAGTATGGCAGAACTTATAAGATTCTCATCAATGATACAGAGATCGCCTCTTACACGACACCTAATGGGGATAATGCAACAGACACACAGAAGATTGATACGAACTTTATTAGAGACCAGTTAGGTGATTCTGCTTCTTCTAAAGGGTGGACAGTAGAGAAGTATAACTCTTGTCTTTATCTGACTAAAGCAGATGTGACTATTAAGAATGTCAAATGTGTAGATGGCTTCAATGGTCAGGGCATGTTTGGCATCTTTCACACAGCTCAGAAATTCACTAACCTTCCTACAGAAGCAAAAGATGGCTACACTGTAAAGGTCTTAGGGGACAATGGTTCTGGATCCGATGATTATTATGTCACATATAAGGCATCTGAAAATGTCTGGAACGCGTGTGCAGAGCCAGGAATTTTAGCTGGTTATGACAAAGCAACAATGCCTCACATTATGACCAGAAACGCCGATGGGTCTTTTACAGTGAAACAGGCACAGTGGGATGATAGAGACACAGGGGATGAAGACTCCAACTCTAATCCTTCTTTTGTGGACGGAAAGATCAATGATGTATTTCTTTTTAGAAATCGTTTAGGATTCCTTAGCGGGGAAAATATTATCCTTTCCAGGTCTGCTTCTTTCTTCAATTTCTGGATGGGGTCTGCTGTAGAAGTACAGGATACAGACCCTATTGATTTGGCTGTCTCCAATAATGAGGTAGACACCCTATATCACGCTGTACCGTTCGCACAGGACTTGGTACTGTTTTCATCTAATTCTCAGTTCATCTTATCTGCTGATGGGGTCTTAACACCTCAGAATGCAGCTGCTCCTCTAGCTACTCAGTTTACATCTGCTAAAGAAGTAAAACCTGTAGGGGCTGGTAGACGAATGTATTTCATTGTTAAGAGGGCTGAGTTTTCTTCGATGAATGAGTATTACACCATGAATGATACGCAGGGGACTAAAGATGCTCAGGATGTGTCTTCTCATATTCCTTCCTTTATTCCTAATGGTGTCTATGCACTATGTCCTTCCAATAACGAACATATCTTATTGACACTTTCTTCTGGGAACACATCCAGAATCTATGTCTATAAGTATCTGTTTTCTGAAGAAGCCAGGATGCAGTCTTCGTGGTCTTATTGGGAATTTAAGGGAGCTACTATTTATGGTGGGGGCTTCTTTGATTCGACTTTCTATATGCTGGTCTCCAGAGCAGGGGAACTGTTTATGGAGAAGATGATTTTCACTTATAACACCAAAGATTACAATGATGAACCTTATAGAGTCTTTTTGGATCGTAAGGCTGTGTCTGCTCCGATTGCTGAGTCAAATTATGATGACATCAATGATAAGACACACCTTCATATTGGTCAGGCATATGGTAATCATTTGTCTACTGGTGCAAAGTATGGGGTCGTAACTTCAGATGGACACTATTATGAGTTTAGCTACAATGATGTAAAGAATGATAATGTCTACATCAATAGAGACCTTAGAGGACAGAAGGTAACTTTTGGTGAGCTTTTTACATTCTATGTACAGCTCTCTCAGATCATGATTAAGCAGCGAACAGAAGCAGGGGTAGTAGCAGAAGAGGAAGGTAGATTACAGCTTTCCAGAATGAAAATTAACTTTTCTAAATCTGGCTACTTTGAAGTTCAGGTAAAGCATAATGATACTCGGAGTTCTCATTGCTACTATCATACAGCAAGGGTCTTAGGTGCAACGAATAATAAGATGAACGTTATCCCTATGGAGACTGGATCTATGACCATTCCCATTATGGGTAAGAATGACAACGTTCAGATTTCCATTAAGACACAGGCACCTACTGCTATGTCTCTTATGGGATACACATGGGAAGGTAATTACATAAAGAGGACTAGGACGATATGATAACAGTTGACAGAGCTACAGAAAAAGATATCAGAGAATTTGCAGACAATATCCGATATCTGGATGATAAGGAAGTTAGGATTGTGTCTGGTAAGTCCTTTAGGGATCAGCTGGACGAACTTCTTAGAAATAAAAAGCATGTAAAGGTCATTAGATGTGATGGGGTCTTACTTGGAATTGGTGGATGGTATAAAGAGATGTTAGATTGGGGTCTTTACTCTCAGGGTGTCGTTGGTTGGATGCTTCTTACTACAGCAGTGGAAGACCATAAGATAGCATTTCTTAGGTGGTCTAAATGGTTCGTTAAGTGTCTCTTAGACGCCTATCCATACATCACCAATACAGCCTATATTGGAAATACACTTCATATCAGGTTCTTAGAGTTCCTTGGGGCTCGTTTTCATCCAGACCCCTTTAATTCAAAATTGGTACATTTTTATATTGAAAGGAGTTAGTTTATGTGTTGGTGGGCTGTAGCAGCTCAGGTAGGTCTTCAGGCTTTGGGCATGAGGCAGCAATACAGTGCTCAGGCAAAATACCTTGAAGCTCAGGCTAGAGGAGCTACTAAAGAAATGAACTATGCCTTTCAGAATTATGAATTGGAAAGGCAGGATGCTTATGATGCTGCTGTAAATGATATTATAAAGACCAGAATTAACCAGATGCAGCTGAACTCTCAGGTAAATGCTGCAATCAATGAAGGTTATGCTGGAGGTGGTAGAACAGCTGATAGACTGATGAGAGCATCTGAAGCAGACACTTCTCGTACTGTAGCATCTATTCAGGATAACTATAGCAGAAAATCTAATGAGGTAGATCTCAATAAAGAATCTACTTTACTGTCTACAAAGGACTACATTGCAAATCTTCAGGAGCAGGGAAAGATCTCTAAGACACAGAAGTTCAGTGATATTCTGGCTCTTGGTGCAACGGCTTTGTCTGGGTATGGTCAGTATAAGACACAGAAGGCAGCAGCAAAGGCTAATGGAGGTACCTTTAATTTCTGGGGGTCTCATAGCCCAGACACCAAAAAATCTGGGTCTTTCTTTACCTACAATTCTAATGGTCTCCCTTCTATGGCATCCTATAAGAATGTCTATAATGGAAAAGGAAAACTGAAGAGTAGTAAATTATATATCAAATAATAGGAGGCTAAATGGCTAATATAGTACAAAGTGCAGTGGGTACACAGAGGCAGTTTACTAAACAGCCAGTAGCCACTTATCAGAAGTCCTTGAGGAACTTAAATGCTACTCAGGGAATTGTGAATACTGGGGTAGGTGAGAGACTCTATAGGTCTCTTACTGGTCTTGGTGATGCAGCAATGAAATACGCTATTGGTGAAGAAGATAGAACCAGAGCAAGAGTAGTAGAAGTAGAACCTCTCATCAATGCAGCTACAGAGGAAGATTGGAAAAAGTTATCTGCTATTGAGCTTTTGAATAAATATGGGAAGTTCCAGTTAGCAGATAACCCCTATGCTGTAGCAGCTATTGAACAGGCGCGAGGTAAGTACATGTCTGAGAAATTTACTCAGCAGTACAATATCACAATGGCAGAAAGTCCTGTAAAGGAACCAGAAGAAGAGCGTAAGAGATACGACCAAGAAAAAAGAAAGTTCCTTGAAGATAATGTAAATGAGTCTTACGATGTAGACCAGTTCTATAAAGGCTTCTGGGCTTCCAATCCTCAGGATCTTTTGAATGTAACTAATCAGAAGATTGCAGAGAAGTCTAAGAGTCTTATGACAATAGGTAAGGCTTCTTTTCAGGCAGAGGCTTCTACATATGTTAGAGAGAATGCTGATAAGAGTCCAGAAGAGTTTATTGATGGTATTCAGAAACTCATTAACAGTTCTGTCTTAATGTCTTTGCAGCTTGATGAAAGAAAAGCAGCAATGGAGGGTATTTTAGGCGAGATTGCTACAGAAGTAGGGTCTCCAGACCTCATTAGAAAATGTGCAAATATTGCTATTACTAATACAGATAATGGGGATGCTAAGGAAACTGTAGGGAAGTATGTAGACCTTAACCCATACATTAAGATGGCAGAAGACACAGCTAAAGCAAGACCAAATCAGTATATGCTTAAACAGCAGGAGACCTTGGCTAGGTTTAAAACGGTTGCTGAGCTGGATAATTGGTGGAAGAATCTGACACCTACTGAACAGCATATGTTTAAGCCCGACTATGGAAAGTACAGAGTCTCTCTGATTGCAGATGAGGAAGCAGCTAAGAAGCAGATGATAAGACAGAATCAGAAGCGTATTTCTCAGAATACAAGCGATCAGATTGGTGATATTGCACTTGCTCGTAGAATGGCAGGGCATGCTGATGGTACCTATTGTTCTTCGGATCAGGCATATGCAGCAGCTTCTAAGGTACTCAAGAATATGCAGCCTGGGGATACGAAGACCTTTGCTCAGGTCCTCCTTTGGTCTTCTAATACGAAGATGCAAAAAGAGTATACAGGGTATTTTAAACAGGGTATCTTGGGGATGTCTCCAGATGAAATGAGTGACACAAGTAATCCACGAAGTGTTACTAATGGTCTTGCTCTTTGGAATTATAATCCAGCAGTCTTTGCAGCAACTTTTGGTAAAGACTTAGCTTCTGATATGCAGACCATTCAGGCTCTTATTGACTTCAAAGGAAGTGAAACAGCTGGCTTTGAACTCTTCTGTCAGGGTAGAGATAATATGGCAAGAAATGCAGAGGTTAAAGAAGCAGCGGAAACCTTTTCTAAAGAAGCTATGTCTGATGGGGATGCTGTTGAATTAACGAATGCAGATGACCCATCTAACACAGTCAATATCTCAATTTCTGCCGATTCTTTTGCACAGGTTAATTCCTCAGCACTGAAGTATATGAGAGCTAGTGTCCCCGATGAAGATGCAGCAAAATATATCCTTCAGTCTTCGTTAAAGAAAAATTATGTTGCGTATGATGATAGACCCATTCCTCAGGTGGTCTTTGCAAAGAAGACAGATGCAACGAATGGCATTGATGCTTCCGATGACACTTATGGGGCAGCTACTCAGTTTATGAATGCTTATAAGGAGAGTGCAAATGCTGAATATCCAGGAATGGCATCTACCTGGTGGTGGGGAGTTGATAATAAGATTCATTTTGGTGATCCTAGTTATGGTTGGGATGAGGCGTATACCCTTGATGAATTTTATGATAAAGTCAATCAGTGGCATTATGATAGAGGGGCAGCAGAAGAAAATAGTGAGGAAGATACTGAGAGTGCTGAAACAGAAGACTCTGGTGCAACAATGATAGGGAGTAGAAGAGCCTCTTATGGTGGACCAAATTGGAATGGATGGTGAGGATAAATGACATATTATGAATTAGCAGAAAGAGCAGCACAAGTTGCTAATGAAGATTTAGGAACAAATAACATTGATCCTCACTGGGTCTATGCACAATGGCAGCATGAATCAGGAAATTTCACTTCTCGTATGGCTCAGGAGAATAACAACTTTGGGGGTGTTACTCAGGTAGAGCCTAATGGTGAAGAAAACAAAATGACAAACAGTAATCTGTATGCTATGATGTTTGACTCTCCAGAAGACTATGCAGATTACTTTGGACACTATCTTGCAAAGTATGCAGAAAATGGTATTGGTGAAGCATCTAATGTTGATGAATACTTAGCAGCTTTGCAGAATGGTGGTTATTTTACATCTGATGATAATTCAGGAAATCATTATTATGAAGGTGTTCATGCTTATCTTGGTGGGGACTTCATTGATAAAGCCGTAACTCACGTTGGTCCTTGGGGCACGACACACCCATATGTGTTACCCCAGACACCTACTCCTAAGAAAGTCTATAGCTTCTGGGAAGAGTTCTATGAGAAATTTACCAATCAGTTTGTAGACCAGGGTTCGGTGTCTGCTGTAAGAACTGCTTGGGCTAACTTTATCAATAGAGACTCTATGGCTGAGTTAGCTATGAGTGACTATAGACCTTCTAAAGAAGATATTGAACTTGTCCAGAAGGGTCTTGAAGGAGACTCAGTAGCTCAGAACTATGTATTGACTCAAGCGCATAACCGAAAGACTCTTCTGGAGCTTCTGGCTATGAAACAGGAAGATAAAGCAAGAGAAAGAGCCGTAGATGAAATGGACTATGGCATTTCTACAGTTGGGTCTATTCTGGGGTCTGTATTGGATCCTACCCTTCTTTTAGCATTCGTCCCTGGGGCAAATGTGTCTACAGTAGCAAGTATTGCCTCTAAGGCAGCTAAACTTAGATCTTTACTTGCCCTTGGTGGGCGTGTCATCAATGAGAGTAGAGCAGCTAGAATTGCAGCAAGAGCTTTGACAACTTCGGTAGCAGCAGGGGCAGATAGATTTGCAGCAGAACGCTGGGGTGGCTTTAAACCAGACTATGCTACTGCAATGACCTTTGGTGGTATCTTAGGTGCTATTGGTGGTGCTATATCGAAATCTGGTGGTGATTTTGCAAGAGTTTTAGACCAGACTAAGAGAAGTACCGAAGAAGAGATGGTGCGAGTCGCTATTGGGGCTACTCCTAAAATGGAAGTAAAACCTCATGTACAGGATGCTCTGAATAAAGATATGCTGGATGACTTTGCACAGGAAGGTTCTGATATTGATCTTCACTATTCTGAAAGAGCTGCTAAGGAAGCTAAAGAAAAGGCTGAATTAGAAAGAGAGCCAGAAGTTGCACAGGAAGGGGCTGGCTTGGAAGGTGTCTTCAACAAAGAGAAGACAGTTACAGCCACTGGAGGTGTTCAGAGAGAAGCAGCAGACAATAAGATCACTGCTTCTGAAACTAGAACATTTGAACCAAACCCTCCAATTAGTCCAACTGGGGCTGTAGAGAATCTTAATAAGATTGCTACAGACAATTTCTATAATCTGGTAGAACCTAACTCTATTACTGATACTCTTATTAAGAATGGGCAGCTGTTCATTTTGACTGAAGCAAAGGCTCGCAAATGGGCTGCTCGTTATGGTGTTGAGTTAGACCCAAAAGCTAAGGCATTCAGTTTGCCAGGTCTGGGTGTCTCTATTTTGATCCGTGAAAAGGTCAATAAGAGAAACCTTACAGGTATCGTTATGCATGAAGCTGGTGTCCATATGGCACTTCGCAACATGATTGAACCAAAGCTCTATCAGGAGATTCTTGATATTGTTAAGGATCGTATGGAGCACTCAACTAATAAAGTGTGGTTGAGAGCTACCAGAAATGCGACTAGCCCAGAAGAAGCTCTTGCTTACTGGGTGGAGCAGATGGGTAACAGACACAAATTAGATAGTGTTGTTAAGAGAGTCCGTAAGGGACTTGAACAGTGGTTAGACCCTAACTTTGATGCTGATACGTGGATAGCAGACACAGTGGCTGGTGCTCTTAAAAAATATGCTGCAAAGGATAAGGATGTATATAATGTTGTCTCTATGATCCTTGATCCAGCTCGTGCAGTAAAGAGTAAGCAGTGGGCAGATGCTATAAAAGCTACAGGGTCTACTAACCCTGAAATCATCTTTAAGCATTGGATTACACATAAGCCTAACAAGAACTCTGCACTCTATAAGGAGATCAAAAGACAGGCAGAGATTGCCTATGATAGCAAAGATCTGACTGATAAGGAAATCGAAGACTTTGCTTTGAAGAAATATTTCCATTCTGAACTGTATGATGAAGGTCCTGTTGTTGCTAAGAAAAAGAAGCAGCCTACAGAAGCCATAGATACAAATGCAGCTAAAGAAGAGGAAGGTCCAAAAATCTATCCCGATACTGCAAACCCAGCTCGTGAAAGAGCTGACAATGCTCCGGGTGATCTTGAAAGACTCATGATAAGAAATGCGCATGAGACCATTCATAAGGATGATCCTGTACAGACTCTTCCAGATGGCTCTCATGTCATTGAAGGTATCTCTTACTCCAAAAACAACACCAATGGTGAAGGAATGGCAGCTGTAGCAGAAGACCTTGGTGAAATTCACTACTCTAAAGAAGGTGTCACTAAGACTATCTTTGATACGGTGTCTGATAAAGGAGCCAGCTCTAAAGCTCGTCAGGGTAGATTTGGCAGATTAGGTCTTTGGATGGAACATGGTATGTTCTTTGGAAACATTTTTGGTATCATGAGAAACTCTCATTCTCGTTTAATGCAGATGGCAGCTAACATGATCTTTAATGATCCTCGAATGGAAGCGTCCTATGCTGACTTCTTACCCGCTGAAAGTATTAAGCAGTTAATGCTCGATAGATGGAACTCTCAGTATATTTCTTTCCTTGATAAGAGACAGCAGTATATCAGAGCTACCTTTGGGATCTTTAATGGTCTGCAAAGAAATCACTTTATTCATAAGGTAAACGAACAGATTATTGACTGCTATAATGCAAAAGCTAGAGGAGACACTTTGAAGCTGAAAGAGTTCTCTCCAGAGATTCAGAGCTTGGCTCAGGACATGGAAGATCTGACAGGGGACATGATGAGACAGATGCAGAAGAGATCTGAGAACCTTGGAGGTAGAAAGGGTCTGGGGTCTTTACTTAATCAGACGGATCTGACCAACTCAGTTAAAGAGTTCTTCAGAATCACTGATGAGGAAAAGCTGTACGGCTGGATGTCTCGTAACTACAATGATATCAATGACGTTTTAGCAGATCTTACAGAATACGCTAGACGCTTTATGGATAGAGATGCTGAAGCTAAATACTTTGTTGAACTAAAGAAAAGAGAGTTTGAAGCAAAGAAAAAGAGTTATAAAGGTAAGAAGCCTTTACAGTGGGTTGAACCTACAGAGGAAGAGATCGAAGAACACCTTGAACAGGCAGCAAAGAATTGGGCATATGGTCGTATTGATAAGAACAATTCTCGTCTTAACTTTGATCTTAAAGAGACAAAGTTAGCAAACCCATATACGGCTTTCTCAGACACCTTGAAACATCGTTTACCTGTAGATACTTCTGGAGTTATGAAGCTCAAAAATGGGCTCGAATTTAGTTTCGATAAGGATATCAGAAGCTATGACTTAGATGGTTTCCTTCCGCAGATCATGAATAGACTCAGTGGTGAAATTGCTCTTAGAGCTACTATTGGTGACTCTAAGGCACAGAAAGAGTTCTATAGTAAGATTGCTCAGGAGCTTGCTAAGAATGGTGGTGTCAGAAATGGTGAAAGAGAGCTAGAAGCACTCCAGATGGGTCTCCATAAGATGCTTGGTATTGGCACTTACAATACAAATGAACAGAAAGGATGGGACGCTCTTTCTAATACGATCCGTAGTATGTCTTATTCAAACGTAGGTGGTAATATGACATGGGCACAGCTGGGGGAACTTGGTGGGTCTATTGCTTATGGTGGCTGGAAGGTATTAGCTAACAATATTCCTATCTTTGGTAACTTAGCAAAGAGCATTCGCCTTGGTAAAGATGGAGCTGAGATTGTTGATACCGTTACTAGAAAGCTCTTTGCAGCAGACATTGCTACTAGAGGATGGCGTACATCTGCTTCTACAGACTCTAAGGTATATGGACAGATCTTTGATAAGGTGGCTGCTGATAATCCTAAACCCTCTATTTTAGGTAGAGGTATGGATACTTTTAATAGGAATGTAAAGAGAGCAGCTCTTATTACTTCTTCTGTCAACTTCATGCCTAAACTTACTAATGCTATGGTGCATTCTATGAGACAGGCAGCTATTGAAGACTGCTTAGAGTGGGCTACGGGTAAGAATATGAAGAGTATGGTGCGTAACCCATTCTCTAAAGGAAAGTGTGCAGCAGCAGGTATTCATACTCAGAAAGAGATCGAAAATGTCCAAAAGGCTATCAAAAAGTATCTCATTGATGAAAGAGGTAATGTAGATCATTGGATGGATGAAGACCCAATGACCTTTGCTAAATGGAAACGTCTGATAGATAATGAGTCAATGAGAGGTATCCAGCAGAACAGTATTGGTAACATGACGCCATTCAAAGAGAAACATAGACTCTTTTTCCAGTTCAAAGACTTCACTATGAAGGCTATGAACCAGCAGTTTATGAGAGCTTTGTCTTCCTGGGAGAGAGATGATGCTATGGCAGCTCTGTACTCTTATGCTACAAATACTTTGGCTTATTATGGGATGACAGTAGCTAAGGCATATGCTTTCTATCCAAATGATGAACAGAAGAGAAAAGAGTATCTGGAGAGAAATGCTAGTCCGATGAAGGTGGCTCTCTCTGGTCTCTTTCGCATGTCTATGACAGCTCCTTTATCTTTTGCTTCGGATATGTGGGAAGTAACTACAGGACAATCAATGTATCGTACTACAGTTGATAATTCCAGAAATGTAAGAGATGCTTCTGACTCTTGGGATAAGAGAGTTAGTGATGCAGCAAATCAGGCACCAGCTTTGGGGATGGCAGGAAAGATTTATAATGCAGCTCAGGGTGCTAAGAATTTAGCTACAGGAGAAGGTACGGAGAAAGATATTGATAAGCTGGTTGCTTCATGCCCTCTGGGGTCCTATATGGCTATGTCTTACTTTGGAGCTATGACTAAAGAGTCTCTGAATCTTCCTGAAAAGAAGGCAGCTGCAAAGAAGATCAAAGGACAGAAGGGGCAGAAGACTAAAGGAAAGAATGTACAGAAATTGCTGAATGATAAAGCAAAGCCTTCTAAAAAGAAGAAGACAGAAATGCTAGTGTCTAAAGTCAAATAATGCTATACTAGCGTAGAGGTGATAAACATGGATAATATAAACTGGAATGATGCCTTATTTATATCACAAATACTGATATGGGTAGGGGCTATACTGGGGCATTTAAAGTTCTGTGTCATTCTTGTTTTTATTGAAATGGCATTTATCATGTTTATTGCATTCCCTTTATTTATCTTCTGGAGCATCAATGCGATTTTTGGTGGAGAGGTCGCTTTTATTGCTGCCCTTCTTGCCTTTGCTTTCATAGCATATTACTTCTATAGTGAACGACAACTAAAGAAGAAATTCAAAGATTTATATGATAGGTAGTCCTTAGTGACTACCTATTTTTTTTTTTTATCACTCGGCGGT